AAAGAATTTGAAGAACGTGCAGACGAAATTAACAAAGCAATGCGCAATGGTAAATTTGTCTATGACGTGTCTGGTAATGCCAGATAAACTATTGACAAACAAAAAATCAATAGTATAACTAGGGACATAGAACAAAAGCCTCTTATGACTACCTTTTGTTCTGGTCCAATTTCCACAAGTCTAAACTATAAAGAACCACCTGTTCAAGTACAGGCCCGTAAACTAACGGTTGGCCGACTGTCAAATTTACGCACCCTAGAAAATGTAACAGCCTCTTATTGGTATTAGCTTTGTAACGAAGCCAACTATCAGGAGGATTTATTATGGCTTTTTCAACAGCAGGGGGATACGGTAACTTACCTAACGGTAACTTTTCATCCGTAATCTACTCCAAAAAAGTACAACTTGCTTTCCGCAAGAGTACTGTATGTGGTGACATCACCAACTCTGATTATTTCGGAGAGATCAGTGCCCAAGGTGACACTGTAAAAATCATTAAAGAACCTGAGATTTCCGTAAGCTCATATGCTCGTGGTACTAATATCTCAGCACAAGATCTTGACGATGAGGATTTCTCATTGGTTGTAGACAAAGCTAACTACTTTGCCTTCAAAATTGATGACATCGAGGAAGCTCATAGTCACGTCAATTTTATGGATCTTGCAACCAACCGTGCAGCATATCGTTTGGCTGACCAGCATGACCAAGAAGTTCTTGGCTATCTATCAGGCTATAAGCAATCAGCTTTACATACAGATGCTGACACAGTTAATGACCAAGTAAACGGCACTAAAGCAGTAACTACTGCTGGTTCTGATGAATTGCTAACTTCAATGAAACTCCGTAAGGATTCATTTGGCAACATCACAACTAGTTCTGCTGGAGATCACTCAATTCCAGTAGCTGCTCGTTTGCCAGGTGCTACTGCACTACCAACAGCAACAGCTTCACCAGCAATGGTTGTAGCTCGTATGGCTCGTTTGCTTGACCAACAACAGGTTGATAAACAAGGCCGCTGGCTGGTCGTAGATCCAGTATTCATGGAAATCATGGCTGACGAAGATTCACGTCTTCTGAATGCAGATTACGGTGAGTCTGGTGCACTTCGTAATGGTTTGGTTCTCAACAACCTGCACGGCTTCCGTGTGTACTCTTCATCTAACCTACCTTCAGTAGGTACAGGTTCAGGTACAACAGGTTCTGCAAACCAAAACACTAACTATGGTGTTATCGTAGCTGGTCATGATTCTGCAGTAGCCACTGCCGAACAGATCAATAAAACCGAAACATATCGTGACCCTGACAGCTTTGCTGACATCGTTCGTGGTATGCATCTATATGGCCGTAAGATTCTTCGCCCTGAAGCAATCGTAACCGCCAAATATAACGCAGCGTAAGGAGGACTAAACAATGGCTTTACAATCTCCAGTTCGTATTGAGACTGCTGTGATTGCTCACGGTGATCTTACCACTAGCTCAACTCACGACATCGGTACAGTTCCAGACAATTGTGTGGTTCTTGCTGCTGGCGCTGAGTGTACTGCTGCAGCCACTATCGGTGGTGCTAACGCAGTAAGCTTTGGTGTAACAGGCGGTGACGTTGACATGCTTGGTACTGCTGATATTAATGGTGCTAAAACTTTAGCTGCCACTACTACCACAGTAAACGGCATTACTAATGTCACAACTGCTGACACGACCATTACTGCATTGCTTGCAGGTTCAAATGCTCCATCAGCAGGTTCGTTTCAGTTCTTTGTAGTATATGCCCCAATGGGTGCTACAAAAGCTGCGGATGAAGTAGATCGTGATCTGCTTGCATAAGTAACTTTAGGGGCTGCTTTCGAGTGGCCCCTTTAGGACACCTAAATGATACTCAAACCTAGAAATAAAGTTAGTGGTTGGTCTACTAAAGTATTTAATTTAGACGAAGTATATTCAGAAATGGATGAGGCTGCACTACTAGATAGAAAGTTTTTAGCGGCTATTAAAAAATCCATAGACGATAACGGAATGCTTTGGCCCCCGATAGTTTGGAGTCAAGATACATTTTTAACTTACTATGAAGAACAACCACAAAGACAAGACCCTAATAAAGCAGTAGAGACAAATTTAAAATATCGTTGTGCTATAGGGAATAACAGATTTAATTATGCCAAAGAGAATGGTTACTCTAAAATAGAGTGTATATACGTTCCTAGATGGCAAGACAAAGATACGGCATTAAAAATTACACAGATGGAATATTGTGTAGACTTCTAAGAGGAACCTAATCATGGCTATTACAACTGCAATGTGCAATACATTCAAAACAGAGTTACTTGGTGGTACCCATGATTTGGATACTGACAGTATTAAATTAGCTTTAATTAAAGCATCACCGTCTGGTACGTATAATGCCAGTACAACTAATTACTCAGATGTTACAGGTAATTCTGATGAAGCATCTGGAACAAACTATAGTGCAGGTGGTCAAGTATTAGACTCTGCAACAATTAGTTTATCTGGCTCTACAGCTATTGTAGATTTTGCAGATGAAGTATTTGCCAATGTAACTGTATCAGCAGATGGATGTATTATTTATAACGCTGGTCAATCAAATAAAGCTATTGCTGTAATTGATTTTGGAGGAACAGTTAGTGCTACTGCAGGTGATCTTACTATTGAGTTCCCTGCTGCAGATGCTTCTAATGCAGTTATCCGCATAGCCTAATGGCTGTTGTAGCAGCTTCAGCACGATTTGGTACAGGTAGATATGGCGTATCTGCTTACGGTGCTGAAGACATATCCAGAACACTTACTGGAGTATCTGCTACAGGTAGTGTAAATACAGTAGAAGAAAAACCTACTGAAGTTCTTAATAGTGTAAGTGCAATTGGTGCAATAGGTACAGTTAATGCATTTATAAAAATTACACTTACCGGAGTGTCTGCTACAAGTTCTATTGGAACATTATCTCCAAATATAACAGAAGATATTACAGGTGTAGCAGCAACAGGAACTATTGAGTCTGTATCTGCTGGTGGTTTTGAAATTGACATCACAGAACGTATTACTGTAGGTGTAAGTGCTACAAGTGCTATTGGTACTGTAGAACCACAAGTAGACGAAAACTTAAATAGTGTTTCCGCTACAGGTACAGTAGCAGCTATTATACCTCATGCAGATTCGTTAATAGTTCTTACAGGTGTATCTGCTACAAGTACAGTAAATGAGTTAGAGGAAAAACCTACTGAAGTACTTGATAGTGTGAGTGCAACAGGTTCTGTACAAGCATTAGCACAAGTTAAAGTAAGTGAAGCTTTGGCATCTGCACCAGCTACAGGTACAATAGGTGCTGTTACTACAACTGCAGTAGTATTTGACTTCCAAGCTGTAAGAGAGCAGTACAGTCGTAGACGCACAGTATATATAGCAGAGGCAGCATAATGTCTACTTCAGCATCCAGAACTGTACGTATACCCGATGAGAATAGATTGGTATTTGTTTCTGCCTTTGACACAAACAGGACAGTAAGAATACCACAAGAGAATAGAATAGTTTTTGTAGAACGACAAGCAACATCTGCAGAACGAACTGTATACGCAACTGAGGATTAAACATGAGTTTTCGTTGGCCCAATAAAGACCCTGATGAACAACTAGATTACAGTGTAGATTGGTCACGTTTTCTTGGTAGTGCTACTATTAGTACTGTTACATGGTCTGTAAAGAGTACAGCTTATAGTACTAAAACTACACTAGGTGCAGGACAAACACTTACTGTTGCTTCAGGTTCTGCAACTACTGATGATATACAGAATGTATCACAAACAAATACAACTACCGTTGCTACAATTAATATTGGTGGCGGTACAAATAACATTGAATATACTTTTTTCTGTAACATGATTGACAGCACAGGTAGCCAAGCAGAACGCAGTATTAAGTTACGGGTAAAGGAACGTTAAATGGCTTATGATTATCTTGGTCTAGTAAATGACGTAAACCGTAGACTTAATGAGGTAGAGCTTACATCAGGTAACTTTGCTGCTGCTA